CGCGCGACCAAGGGCGCGCGCACGCTCAAAGACGTGCGGACCAAGATCACCACGCTCCAGGAAAAAGCGAGAGGCCTGAGCGCCGACGTGTATATGGTCCTCGCGGAGTACCTCGACGAGCTCGTGCCGGCGATCGCCGCGATCGACTGGGCGCCACGCGTGGCGCTCGCCGCTGGCGTGAACGTCATGGACCTCGCGAGTCTCGCGACGTCGATGCAACACCTGGTCATCACGTCGTCGATTGAGTGGGTGCTCGAGCACGAAGCGCACACCGTCGTCGTCGTCCCGGAAGCGTGGAAGTTCATTCCGCAGGGGAGAGGGACCCCAGTCAAGCGCTCGGCGATGGCCTACATCCGCCAGGGCGCCGCGCTCGGCAACTACCTCTGGCTCGACAGCCAGGACCTGGGGGGCGTCGACAAGGAACTGCTCCGGAGCGTCCCGGTCTGGATCCTGGGCGTGCAGCGCGAGGCGAACGAGATCAAGCGGACGCTCGACAACATCCCGGCCGGCATCGCCAAGCCGTCGAAGGCGGACATCGCGCTGCTCGCACTCGGCCAGTTCTTCGCGTGCTGGGGCACGCACGCTGTCCGGACCTACGTGCAGCCGGCCTGGCTCGACGCGGTCATGGCGCAGAGGGTCGCCGTCGGCACGGTCACGGTTGACCAGATCCGCCGGCAGCAGGAGCACATTCATCGCGAGGCCGAAACGGTCGCGCGTCGATTCGGTGTACCCAAGGAGGCGACTGTGACGAAGGAGGACGCCGCGCGGCTCACGCGCGAGAACGAGACCCTGCTGCGGCAGAACGCGGATCTGCGGCTCCGCCTGGAGCAGCTCGAGAAAGGCCAGCGGCCTGACGTTTCGAAAGGCCCTCGATCGGCTGATCGGACGCGAGGTGCGGAAGGGCGCGCCGGCGATCGCGATGGCGCTCGAGACACACCTCCGGGACCTCCTGCCGATCGCGGCCGCGGCGCTGGTGATGGACCTGGAGCAGCGACCGGCCCGGTCGACGACGCGCTCTACCAGGCGATCAAAGCGCGGCTGATCGACGAGGCGCCGGCGATCCTCCGACTCCTCATCGAACGCCCCGCGCTCGAGGTGCGCCTCGAGCGCCGCGTGATCGAGGCCGATGGGGCGTCGACCACCGGCCGCGTGGCGCGGCTCATCCGCGCCGAGTTCCTCGCCGAGTCGCGCCGCTTCTCGGAAATCCTCCGCGAACTCGAGCGCACCGGGACCCGCGTCAACAACAAAAGCCTCTCGGTCGCGCTGAAGGAGCTCGTGGTCGGCGGCTTTCTGACCAAAGAGAGTGTCGACCGGTACCGCGCGGTGCCCGACATGACGATCCGCATCGTCGAGGCCGCATGAGTCGGCTCGTCGTCCTGGGCATCTGTGTCGGCGTCTTCGCGATCCTGAACGGCGGCTATCTCCTCGGATGGTGGGTCCTCGTCGGTCGCCGGCAGCGTCAGCACGCGCGGGAGCACGAGGCGATGAGGCAACGGATGGCCGCGCGACGGATCGGGCGCACCGAATGATCCCCGACGATCCTGTGGTGATCCCCGACGGCCCTGTGGCACGTGGAACGTCTCAGACACCGACCCGTGTCTCAGACTATGGCGACTGGCTCACGAAGGCCGAAGCCGCGACCCGGATCGGCGTGTCGACCAAAGCGATTGAACGCTTCGCGCAGGCCCGCAAACTCCAGCAAGCCTTCCGGCCACAGGCGGGGAGTCCCGACGTACGGGTCTATCACCCTTCGGACGTCGATCGACTCGCCCAGGACCGCGCGCCAGCGCCCTTGCCGCCGTTTCTGGTACCGGGTCCGACGGGACAGCGGCTCAACGGGCACGGCGCGCTCGCGCCTGTTGCGGATCCGCAACAGGCGGTGGCGTCAGCGGTCGGACCCGGCGACGATCTCCTGCGCGTCCTCGTCACCGCCGCCAGGAAGGTCCTGTCTGAGACGTCTCAGACACCGAGCCTGTTCTTGACGATCAAGGAAGCCTCGCTCGTGACCGGCCTCACGATGGCGTATCTCCGTCGGCAGGTGGACGCCGGGGCACTCAAGGCCGTGAAGGATCGCGGGTGGCGGATTCGGCGGAAGGATCTGGAGCAGTTGTGATGTTGCCGACTACGGTTCATGACGAACCCGCTCGAGCCGAAGCCCGGCTTTGACTGGACGCAGGTCCGCTGGACGGGCCCACTCGCGCCCGTCGACGAGACCTGCTCCTATTGCGGCGCCGCGATTCCTGAGGAGCACGGGCCGCTGCGTCTGTGGAAATAGCGACATCGGCGACGTCGGCGCCCGCGCGATCCGCGCCTTGCGCCGGTCCGACTGCGTGACGGCGACGTAGCGCTCGGCCGCCGCGCGAATCGGCGCCTCGTACGACGCGCGCTGCGCTGGCGGGAGTGCGCCGGCGAGGCGCCAGAGGCGGAGCACCTCAGCGAGTAAGCGGTCCGCGTCCCGCGCCGGGTCCCCCGTCACGGTCACCCCGCGCCGGCCCCATGGCGCAGGGCCTCGATGAACGCCTGCAGATCGGCGTCCTCTACGCGCCAGCGCCGACCCAGGTGCACCGCCCGTAGTTTCTTCTTCCGGAGCAACTCCCGCACGTATTCCTGACTGACGCGCAGGCGGTGCGCGACATGGGCCACCTCGAGAAAGTGCGGCCCGCGGGCGAGGTCGGGATCGATCGCCATCGTCGTCTTGGCCATCGTCGCATGCTACGTGCTCCGCTCGACATGTGGCTATGCACGTCTGGACACCCGTCGAGGCCTGTCCACACCAACAGACGCAATGGTCGAGGTACACCGGACCCCGATTCGACTCACGCTTGAGGGATCGTGCCTCGATGCGTTTCGTACGCGGCTGACGCTCCCCTGACGCGACGGCTGCGCGACGAATGGCACTGGTGCGTCGGGCGCTATTTCTCCGCCGACGAGCCACGGGACCAGGTCCCCAGCCGACCCGACCAGGACCCGCTCTCGACCCTCGCCACGATCAACCGGCTCGACGCGCAACTCGGCGACTGTGATCACGCGCTCGCGCGCGGCATCGTGACGCGGGCGATCGCGCACCTCGAGCGCGACCTGCTCGTGCATTTGACCGGCCCCGACCATCACCAGCGCTCGGCGGTGTTATTCAGGCGCCGCGCATGATCCGCTACACCAACGAACACGGTCTGCGCGACTACCACACCCCGCTGGTGGGCGAGGGACCTGAGGCGACGCCGCGGCGCCGCTGGGTCTGGGTCGTGCTCGCGGTGGTGACGCTCGTCGGCCTCCTGCTCGGAGCGCTCTATAAATGAAGCTCCTAGACAAAGCCTTCGTCGCCGTGCGCTGGGCCGATGCCCATTCCGCCGGCAGCACGACCGAATATTCGGAGCATGAACTCCCGCATCGATCGGCGCACTACACGACGTACGGGTTTTTGCTGCGTCGAGACGACACCGGTCTCACGCTCGCGACCGAGCATTCCGACGAGTCCACGTATCGCGGGGTCTGCTTCGTGCCGGCGGCGATGGTGGTCGAGATCCTGCCGCTGACGTTGACGCAGAAGCGCGTGAAGCGCCACACCCCGCCCGCGACGCAGAAGGGGACGGCCTGACCATGCCGCGCCTCGTCCCGCGCGAACCCCGACGCTCCGCCTTCTCACGTGGCTACACCAAGGCGTGGAGCAAGAAGGCCAAAGCCTTCCGTCTGCGCTACCCCTTGTGCGGCATGCGCCCTGGGGATCAGCGTCCGGTGATGAGCCTGTGCGATGACGACGGGCGCACGACGCCGGCCACCCTGGTCGATCACATCGTGCCGCATCGCGGCGACCCGACGCTGTTCAACGACGACACCAACCTGCAGTCGTTATGCGATGCGTGCCATTCGAGGAAGACCGCGATCGAAGATGCGCGAGACGCGGAGACCCGCGCGTGAGGTCCAGTCCTGTCTATGAGATGCGAGGACGAGGGGAGGGGGGGTCCATTCTCTGGAACCTGGAGGCCGGGAGACCGAGCCTCGGGACCGCGCGCAGCGTGGCAGTGAATGAAATCGGCATCCCGACGGCGAAGGCCGGACGCTGATGGCCGGCACCAAGAACAGCGGCGGCCGCAACCGGAAATCCTCGGCGATGCACCTGCTCGAAGGGACGCACCGCCCGGATCGTCATGGGGAGCGAGAGACCCCCGAGCCCCCGACCGGCCGACCCGACACCCCGCCGATGCTCGCCGGCCATGCCCTGGCGGAATGGGACCGGATGATCGCCCGACTCGAAGCGCTCGGCACGCTCGCCGTGGTCGACGATGCCGCGCTCTATCAGTACGTCTGCTTGTTCGGCGAAACCGAGGACACGCAGGACAGACGGAGAGAGACGGCCGGGCTCGTGACGACCTTGCAGGCCACGATCGCGCGGGAAGCGACGCGGATCGGGAACGTGGCCCCGCCGGTGACGGAGGCGGACGACGACCCGCTCGACACCGCGCGGCGCGAGCTCGCCGACGCCGTCAGTCAGGTGCTCGAGCTGCAGCAGTTGATCGGGAAAATGACGACACAGCTCCGGCAAGGGCACATGGCGATCCGCCAGTACTTGGTGGAATTCGGGCTGACGCCGGCGGCCCGGACGCGGGTGAGTGGGGGACGACGGGAAGGCGATCGCGCGCCGGGGAATCCGCTCGATCGGTTTACGAAAGTGCGAGCGTGACGACGAACCTACTGATCTTCAGTGCTAAAATAAGCGGAGCCGGTGGACGTGTTCAGCGACCATCGGCTCCTCACCACCACCCTGTGATTGGAGGTCACACGGCAATGGCTAACTCGAAGTCTACAACCGAGCGGGAAACACGGAAACTGGCACGGCTAAAGAAAGCCGACGCGAAATACCGCGCGACCCACCGCGAACAATTGCGCGCCAGGCATCAAGCCTGGCTCGACCGGCATCCCGGCTACATGCGTACGTACAACGCAGCCTATCGAGTCCGGGCCGAGCACGCGGCGCAGAAGAAGGCATGGCGTGACGCGCATCGCGAAACAGAGCGCGTCAAGAATCGAGACTACAAAGCCAAAGCCTACGCCGCGAATCCGGACAAAGCGCGGGCGCAGTGCAAAACGTGGCGGACCGCGAACCCTGAGTACGTGCGCGCGGCGAACAAGGCGTGGCGCCTCGCGAATCCCGACAAGGTGCGGGCGAACACACACGCCGCACGCAACGCACGTCCAGACCACTACCGAGCCCTCAATAAAGCGTGGCGCGCCGCGAATCGCGGCCTGAAGAACGCCAACGAGTCACGGCGGTACGCGTTGAAAAAGCGGGCGATGCCGGCATGGGCCGACGTCGCCGCGATCAGAGCGTTCTACTTAGAGGCGGCACGTCTCACCCGAGAGACCGGCCTTCAACATGACGTCGACCATATCTATCCGCTGCAAGGTAAGACCGTGTGCGGGCTGCATGTCGCCGGCAATCTACAAATCCTGACCCACCTAGAGAACGTCCGGAAGAAGAACAAACATCCGGAGCGGATCGCGTGCTGAAGACGACACGGCTCGATCCGACGACGGACTACGCGACGAAGGTTGTGGCGGGCACGATCGTCGCGAGTCGACTGGTACGACTCGCCTGCGCTCGTCACCTCGATGACCTAACGCGCCAACAAGAAAAGGGGCTCGTATGGCGGCCAGACGACGCGCAAGAGGTCCTGGACTTCTTTAGTCAGGTACTGTGCCTTCCGGAAGAAACCGACGTCGATGAGGACGTCGACGCGGCCGAGGACGTGAGTCCCGACGCGCCCACCCCGTTCGTGCTCTCGCCCTGGCAGCAATTCATTATCGGATCGTTGTTCGGCTGGGTCGCGATCCGCGTGAGCAAGAAGACCGGCGCGCGACGCGAGCAACAACGCTTCCGGATCGCATACGTCGAAATCGGCAAAGGGGCGGGGAAGACGCCGCTCGGCGCCGGGCTCCTGATCTGGATGCTCGTCCGGCACGGCGTCAGAGGCGCGCAGTTATTTTGCGCCGCCGTGACCAAAGAGCAAGCAAAACTGGCCTTCGTCGACTGCGCGAAGATGGTCGCCGCCTCACCGCACCTCCAGGCGCTGATCAAACACACCGGCAACAACCTCGCGGTGCTCACCACCGGCTCGTTCATTCGGCCGATCTCGGCGGAGAAGCGCGGCCTCGACGGCAAACGCGTGCAAGGCGCCGTCGTCGACGAACTGCACGAACATCCGACCAACATCGTCGTCGTGAAGCTGCGCGCGGGGATCAAGGGCCGGCCGAACGCGCTGATCTTCATTCCGACCAACAGCGGCTTCGACCGAGAAACGGTGTGCTGGGAGTACCACGACTATTCGCGCCAGATCCTCGAAGGGACGCTCGTGAACGAGGCGTGGTTCGCCTTCATCTGCCATCTGGACGCATGCGACACATGCCACGCCGCCGGCAAACTCCAGCCCTCGGATGATTGTCCCGACTGCGACGACTGGAAAGTCGAAGGCCCGCATTGGGAAAAGGCGAATCCGAACCTCGGGATCTCGTTGCCGTGGGAATACCTCCGCGAACAGGTGCGTGAAGCGATCGCGATTCCCAGTCAGCGCAACATGGTCCGCCGCCTCAACTTTTGTCAGTGGACCCAGAATCAAACGGTGTGGATCACGGCGGAGCAGTGGGCCGCGTGTGCGTGCACGGCGGTCGAGGTGCGGCATGCAGCCTGACGCCTTCCGCGCGTCGCTCCTGGGCCGGGACTGCTTTCTCGGCATCGACCTCTCGGACCAGATCGATCTCTCGTCGGTCGTCGCGATCTGTCCGCGTCCCCTCACCCGCGAGTCCGCGGAGGACCAGGCGGCCGTCGAGAGGCTGGCCGTCACGCCGTCGAACCCCGACCGGCCCACGATCGACCACGCGATCGATGTGCTGCCGGCCTTCTGGATGCCGGCGAAGACGCTCGCGCGTCGGGCGCAGGAAGACAAGATCCCCTATCCCGACTGGGCGCGCGACGGGCACGTCTTCACGACGCCCGGCAGTCAGATCGATCACGACGCGATCGTGGACTGGATCATCGGCATGTCGACGCGCTACCAGGTGCGCGGCATCGGGATCGATCAGGCGTGCGCCTCCGCCGTGGTGACGCGCCTGCAGCGGCACTTCGGGCACGACGACAGTGTGCCCGCGGAGGCGCGGTTCGTGTGGCCGGTGCCGCAAGGCTTTCGGCGCCTCTCGGCCCCGTCGAAGATTCTCGAAGCGTTGATCGTGGGCGGCAATCTGATGCATGACGGGAACCCGTGCCTGGCCTGGTGCATGGCGAACATGGCGACGGAAGAAAATGCGTGGCGTGAGATCCGACCAGTGAAACTGAGTCAGCGCAAACGCATTGACGGCGGTGTGGCGCTGATCGATGCGATCGCGAAGATGACGGCGACGCCGGCGGCACAGCGATCGGTGTATCTCACCCGCGGCGTCCGCACGCTCGGAACCTGACCATGAGGCATCTCTCACCCGTGATCGCCACCGTGATCGGCGCGCTGCTGGAGAACGCCAGGGGCCTCGTGTGCCTCGCGGGCGCGGTCTGGCTCTATCTCGGGATCGCCGGCGTCTCGCGGCCCGCCGCGGACATCGCCGCCGGCGCGATCCTCCTCACGCTGGGCGCCTGGCCGTACCTCCGTCGCACGTACCTCGAGCGCGCGAGGCGCCGCTGATGGATGTCCTCGGGCGACTCGTCGGCGTCGATCTGCGGGCGGGCACGCCGGGCCCGTTCGATGACTTTTGGTACCAGCCAGCCGGCGGCGGCGTGCTGACCGAGGCCGGGCTGCGCGTCGATGAGCAGGGCGCGCAAAAGTTGTCGGCGTGGTACCGCGGCCGGGACATTCTCGCGACGGTCCTGGCGATGCTGCCGTTTCCGATCTATCGCCGCCTGGCGCACGACGGCGGCGCGGAACCCGCGCCCGATCATCCGCTGTACGACACGCTGCACGATAGCCCGAACGAGGTGCAGGACTCCTTTCAATGGCGCCGCGAGCAGATGTTCGACCTCATCGATTACGGCCATGCCTACGACTGGATCGTCCCGGGGACGCGCGGCTTCGTCCATGACTTGGTCCCCATCCGTCCGACCCTCGTGACGCCGAAGCAACAAGTCACGACCTTGCCGAACGGCGCCGTGATGGCGGGGCGCATGCTCTACGACGTGCGCAACGAGCAGACGGGCCGCACCCAGACCTTCACGCAGGATGAGATCTTCCATCTCCGCGGGGCGGGCGGGAAGGGCATCCTCGAACACGCGCGCGCGAGTCTCGGCACGGCGCTCGCGACCGAGAGCTACGCGGCGGCCACCTTTGGCCGCGGCGCCTTAAACGGCGGGGTGATCGAGAACCCCGGCATCATGGACACCGAGGCGAGCAAGCGCCAGGCGCTCTCGTTCATTACGGCGGCCGGTGACTGGCGCTTGCCGAAGGTGCTCGAGCAGGGCTCGACCTTCAAAGAGTCGACGATGTCGCCCGAAGACTTCCAGATGCTGCTCTCCAGGAAGTTTTCCGTCGACGACGTCGCGCGGTGGCTCGGCGTGCCGCGGCAGATGCTGGAGAACTCGGACCCATCCTTCGGCAACGCCGAGCAGTTCTGGCAAGCGTTCCTGACGATCGGCATGGGCGGCTGGCTGTCGCTCTGGGAATTCGCGGTGAACGGCCAACTGATCCTCGCGCCGCAGACCTACTTCGCGCGGTTCACGCGGCAAGCGATCAACCGCGCCGACTTGCAGGCCCGCTGGACCGCCCACGTGGCGGCCGTCAACGCCGGCATCGTGACGGTCGATGAAGTGCGCAGCGTCGAAGACTTGAACACGCGCGGCGGGAAAGCCGACGAACTCCGGGAGCCGCAGAACATCACGGGTAAGCCGACGGCGCCGGGCGCTGGCGCATCGACCCCGCCGACGAAGCCGACGCCGCCGACCGATGCGACCGGACGCGCGCGCGCCATCGTGACCGAATCCGCGGCCCGCGTGCTGCGGAAAGAACTCCAGGCGGCGCAGAAAGCGGCCGTGAAGTTCGCGCAGGATTCCGCCGGGTGGGCGCAGTGGGTCGAGGCCTTCTATCTCGAGCATCACGTGCTCGTGATGGCAACGATGCTCCTGACCGAGCCCCTCGCGCGCGCGTACGTGGCGCTGCAACGCGCGGATCTGCTCGACGGCCTGGCGGTCACCGAGACCTGGACCCCGGACTATCTCGCGAACCTGGCGCTCGACACGCCGACCCCCGACCCGATGCCGGGGCTCCTCAAAGCCGCGATCGAGAAGCCGACCCCGGACGTCTCGCTGACGATTGCCGACGGCGCGATCGTCGTGGAGCCGGCCGTGGTGCACAGTCACGCGGCGCCGATCAGTGTCCCGGTCACGATCGAAGCGGGCGCCGTGCGGGTCGAATCGCCCGTGCTGATTCAGAAAGGCGCGATCCAGGCCGACACGCATCTCGCGATCGCGGGCGCCAAACCAACCGTCGTGACAAAGACCGTCACGCGCGACAAGCAGGGACAGATCGCCCGCGTCACCGAAGACCACCGAGAGCAGGACTAGAGATGGCGATTACCGCCGCCGTGTGTAACAGCTTCAAGCAAGAGCTCCTGGCGATGACGCCGCATGTCGCCGCGGACGTCTATAAGATCGCGCTCTACACCTCGACCGCGACGCTCTCGAAAGCGACGACGGCGTACTCGGCGACCAATGAAGTCGTCGGCGCCGGCTATACGGCGACGGGCCTGACGCTGGTCGGCTTCACGGTGACGCTCGACACCGACACCGCGATCTTGGATTGGACGACCGATCCGAGCTGGGCCGCGGCGACGCTCGTGGCGCGGGGGGCGCTCATCTACAACGCGACGCGCTCGAACAAGGCCGTGTGTGTGCTCGATTTTGGGGGCGACATCACGAGTACGGTCGGGATCTTTTTGGTCACGTTGCCGCTGCCCGCGGCAGCGACGGGCCTCGTGAGGATTGCCTAATGGGGCGCCAACTGTTTCAAGACGGGCCGTTCATCGATCCGCCGATCACCGCGCCGGCGTCGTACACCACGACGACCATCGTGCCGCTCTGGCCGGCCGCGGCGTTCACGCCGATCTACGCGAACGATCCGAAGGCCGGGAAAATCTACTGTGTCCGCGCGGGCGGCCTGATCACGATGAGCGTGAACACCTGCACGCTCATCATCACGCCGAAGTACGGCACCGGCGGCGTCGCGCTCGGCGCGAGTCCCGCGCAACTGCTGCCGGTGATGGCCGCGCTGCCGTGGAGTCTCACCGCGGACCTGGTCTTCACGTTCATCGGCGTCGGGGGCGCGTCGAAAGCGTTTCTGTCGGGCACGTTCAACTGTCAGGGCACGATCGCCACGCCGGGTACGGGCACGACGATTCCCTTCGGCGGCACGCTCGCGACGACCTTGGACGCCACGATCCTGGCGAACGTGGAAATCAACACGACGCTCGGCGGCACGACCGGCGCTCCCGTGCTCCAGACGATCTACGCGTACATCTTCGCCAGAAATTAGATGCCCGCGATCAACCTCGTCCCCGGCGTCCCGAACACGAAGACCGGCAGTCCGAGTCGGGCGTTTCAAACGACGCAGCGAGACCCGACGGCGAACGGCACGGCCACTCCCGCGGGCGTCTCAGCCGTCGCCGCGATCGGCACAGCAATCGCGACCGGCGACGCCTCGACGGCTCCGACGGGTGTCTCGTCGACCAGTGCGATCGGCGCCGCGGTCAGCCACGGCGACGCGCTCGCGAGTCCCGCGGGTCTCCAAACGACGAGCACTCTCGGATCGCCCCTGCCCGTCAAAACGGGATATCCGCGTCGGTGAGGGGATCGGTGTCCACGCCGTTCGATCGCGCGATCGGGGGCGGCACGACGACGGCCGGCGGCAGGCTGCGCGCGCGGGCCGCCGGCGGCACCGCCTTCACGCGAATGCAGTCGACCGTCTCTCCGCCGTACTCACACTCGGTCGGATAGAGCGCGATCGCGATCCCCGCCCAGTCCTCGGTGAGCGGCGACCTGGCGATGTCCGCGATTTTTTTGCCGTTGGTTTTGTTGCAGACCAGGCCCTTCGTTTTGCCGACGAAGTAGATCACGGCCTTCATCTCGCGCGCCTGGCTGACGGGCTCAAAGGCGACGCGCTCGATCGTGACCACGATCTGCTGGCCTTTCAGGTCCGCCGCTTTGAGGTAGTGACTCGGAAATGCATCGTTGATGTTGGGCACTGACTGACTCCTTACTGACCGGGTGACCGCTTCCCTACTCTTACTCCCTACTCTTACTCCCTACTCTTACTCCCTACTCCCGACTCTCGACTCTCGACTCTACGGCGCCCCTGAGACAGGGCGGGTCACGTACCACACCGCGCGGACAGGCCAGGTCAGGCGACGTCTGTCCGCTCGGTGACGGCCGCCGGCAGGGTCGCCTTCGCCAGCCGGATCTCGAGCGCGTCGGTGTGCGCGTCCCGGTGATCGGAGCAGGCATCACACCAGGTGGTCGGATCGTGGTCCGCCTTCCCGTAGGCGATGCCGCAGTCGGTACAGGTCGCATTCGGCGGCGGCGGGTCGTCGTGACAGGTGTCGTCCTCGTCGCCATAGCGGCTCATGCCGGGCCTTCCGTCCCGCAGGCCTGACAGACGTTGTCGACGAGCTTCACTCGGACGTGGCGCGCCTTGAGACAGTCCGCGCAGTAGGTCTTCGCGAGTTGCGCGCGGGCCTCGCGCTCGAACCGGAGATCCTTTTCCTGCATGCGCTGCCGAATCCAGATCGCATCGACCAGTTTTTTCATGCGGTCTCCGTCAGGGTCAGGGTCACCGGCTGCGCACTCAAGGTCACGACGACGAGCGCGCGATCGAAGTGACTGGCGAAGGTCAACACACTGACCCGGCCGGTGTCGTAGGTCACCGTCAGGAGGACCATCTAGGCAGTCTCCTGCAGGAGTCGCTCTGCACACGCGGGGCAGAGGCCCATCGGTACAGCGGTGCGCGCGGTGGAGCTCCGCGAGGCGTTGAGCGCTCAGACACCACGCGCAGCAGCGCACCAGGCCAGTCGCCTCGACGACGACGCCATTGTTCAGGGCGGACGTCACTGGCCCACCCGCGTATTCCGAATGGCGATCGACGTGAGCGCGATCCCCCCAGTCCAGCCGATGAC